GGAGGCTTACCGCCGCCAAGTCGGATTGCCGAGTAGAAGCTCATTAAGTTTGAGCGGGTTGAGCTTAACCGAGCTCAGCTTGGGCGCTGCTCTCCTCGTTGCGAGGAAGGCACGCTCCAAACGGTGGCCGTATCCCAAGTACCCGAAGCCGAAAAAGCCGAAGGTACCGAAGAAGGGCCATTAAACAAACGACGAGTGTTTTCTGCTCGTCACTCAGTACGCATAAGCATGCTAAGTAACTCACTAGTAACAAACGAAGTTAAGAACTCGGCTGGGGTGGAAATTGAATTCACCCGCATGTCGACCAACGACCGACAGACGGTCTTCGCTAAAGTTAACGAAGTCCCTAGTCTGCCGCATCGCCTGATTCTTTCTCATCAGGAGAGCGGTAGTGGCATCAAGCTAGTGCGTCGATCCGTGATGAGGTTTGATAAAACCATCATCTCGGAGGTCGACGCTATTACGCCTGTTGTCATCTCTTGCTATACTGTCGCGGTGATCCCAGTGGGACACCTTGACACGTTGGCAGAGCCGACGCATGTCGTCGCCAATAATATGTCGTTTCTCGCCTCTCTTGGGGCGAACACGACCATATTGTACGACGGCACCGGTAACGGCGCTGTAGTTCTCTTAAATGGAACCCTTTAAAGTTCTATGAAGAGAGCTGTTCACGTCTCTATCATCCTGTTCGTGCTGGTCTTAGCTTGCAACCTCTCTGGTTGCAAGTCTGACTGGTACCGAAGGATGGTTCTGACGTTCTCCGTTTCTTATCCGTTCGGAGAGTCAACGAACCTTCCCGTCATGGAAAGCCCTGACGGAACTAACCAATAGCCGTAATGGCGCTCCTAGCCTCCGTTGGAGGTCAGAGCCGTAGCCACGACTTAACAAGTCGTGGCTACGTAATGGTTAATGGTTTCTGACTCTCGCAGTGCTCAAATAACTATTGAGTATTGTCGATGGAATCTTTGTGCCCGTCGAGTTCGTACGCGACCGTTCCTAATCTCTACAAGAGAGATGGGAGCGATTATCTCGTCCGGAAGCTCGACGTTCTCACGATTAATTCCTACCGCGAATGTAACATCTGACACGTTGCCAGTCACTTTGACGATTCGAAAGTTTCGTCGTGTCTGGCCAATCGGTTTGTCAGGGAGAAACGTATCGCGCGATATTGCCTTGTTTTGTTTTGGCATGTTGCGTGGTAGTTTGTCATGAAGTGAGTGCATGCTCTAGGAGGTTTACCTTATGGAAACCAAGAAGAGCCTAGATGAAGTTAAAGTCATCGCTACACTGCTTCATGACATCTCATTGATGCATGGGGCTGTGTTCAACACACGGGCTGCCCGTCTGACGATAAACAAGGTCAGACGTCGCTGCCTTAAAGAAGGGTTGGGTTTTCTAACGAAAACTCTTCCTAAACTAGGTAAAGCGCTCGATAAGGCTTTATCTACCGATACATCATTGGACTGTGTTAAGCTGGGATTCAAACCCCTGCCTGGCACTCAACTTCCCAGATTTCTGGGTGAGTTGTTCCAACAAGTACTGGATCGTTCTGGAAGACCCCTTCTAGAGCCATGTGTGTCCAGCGTCAAGTGGTTACGGCAAGTTTTGTACATGTTTTACAAGTACGAACTCCCGTACACTGCCGACCAAGAACAAGAAGTTCTTAATCAGTTTATTGAAGCTGAACGAGAACTTACTGAACTAACTCCAAGGTTTAAGCGATTAGCTCAACTCTTGGATAGCATTGCTACAACTCGTCTTCCGCGCGGCTTATGCCGTACGGATCTCGAAGTAGCACGCAGAGCTAGAATTTTACTTGCAAAAGTATTTTCTAACTTTGATGCGTCC